AATAAAATGAGAATCAATCTGAACCATACTAACTTTACTAACTTTACTAAATATAATTATCTAAATATTTTTTACTTTGTTCTAAAGCACCTTCCATCCATGCTTGTTTCATAGAAAACGATTCTCCCACAATGAATAAGTCTTCATCAAACGGTTTGATTGAATTCATAGATTCTTCAGAAACAGTATAATCACCAGGGAGCCAGTAGGTTGCTCCGTAACTCCAGTAGTGGTCTTTAAAGAAACTGTAGTCTGGAATCGTTCTATCTGGAAATAGTTCACGTAACTCTTTTTGAATAAGATTTCCCAATCGTTTCTTATCAATCTTTTTGTAGTATTCAGCATCCCTTGAATCTGTATAGGAAACCATCGCCACATTATTGTTAATAGGTAAGAAGTATCGTATTGGTGTATCCGTTACAATGCGACCAAGACCCTTAAACCATGGAGTTTTATATGCTGCGTAAGTGCGTAGGAGTGGTTCCATCTTTACGTGTTTTAACACGTTAAGATTCTTAAAATAAGGAATCTTTTTTAGTGCTTCAGATGGGATAGCACAGATTAGTTTCTTTGAATGAATACTCACTCTTTTCCGTTTGTCCATTAGTTTTGGAGGTCCACTAAAGAATGATGTAGTGAAATCTTCGTTATGCGCGATATCAATACATTCTAAATGGGTCACGATCTTTCCACCTAAACTAAGAAACTCTCTGCGCATTTTTTCAATTAACGCACTTAACCCTTCACCTAATACAAAATATCCTTCATGTGTTTTCATTTCATGCGCAAACGATTCTAATCCTACATCCGCACGGAGAACATCAACTTCAGAACGGTAAGGGAAACGATTTAGATAGGAATCGGTTTCTTCCTTTCCGTGAATCTTTGTTAACAGTTCTCGGATTGTGTGATTCTGTAATTCTTCTTTTGGTAGATTTTTTAAAGGACTTATGAAAACATCAAGTGTTGGTTCAAAGTAGTTTTCTGTTATTGGACTACTCCCATCTTTCTTATAGTGAATTTCTGATTGAATGGGATAGAGTGTTAATTTGTATCTTTTCACAAGTTCTAAAACTAATCTATGTTCTTTTGATATTCGCCCAGCACCTTCTTCATACTGTATCTTCCCTACACTTTTTACAGTTCCGTGAAAAGTAGAAACTTTTCCACCAAGAGTTGCGTATTTTTCACAGAGTAGTATGGACTGTTTCTTCTTTTTTAGTAGTTCTATAGCACAATATAAGCCGGCAATACCGCCTCCTATTATACAGTAATCATATATGAAATACATACCTAATAATTCTAAAGATTTGAAATCAAATCATTCACTTTCTTAACAATCTCTTCCGTTCTAAAGAGTGTGAATGTTTCTAAGACTTTTGTTTTATGAACGACTAAAAAGGTGGGAATCTTTCGGATACCACAGTATCCAGCCGTATAATCATTCATATCAATATCACACACTAAGAAGTTTGGTATAACTTGACTTAGTTCTTCTTTATTAATACGTGCGCAAGGTCCACACCATTTTGCTGAGAAGAGAATTACAGTTGTGTCAGGGAGTGGTTTTTCTGATGGGATTTTACCTAATAAGATTTCAAACTCTTCTTGCGATACCAAATACTTCATTCTTACTTGTTCAAACTATTTCTTTTTAAATAAAAAGCGAGAAATCCAGTGATTGGAAGTAACGCAAGAAGACTAATAAAATAGATACTTTCGTTTTGAGAAGATTTTGCCCCACCATTTTGCATCATAATAGTGGAAGCAGCGGTTCGTAGGTCATTCAGATTCAGATCTCCACCAAATTGACTTGTTTTCCCTAAAGCAGGATTTTGAACACCCGTTTGTGCGTATAGATTCTGTAATGATTGTGTGGGTGTTCCATTCACTGGAATGAAAAGTGGATTTCTTTGCATAAATGAAAAGATTGTAAAAACTGCTAATCCTACAGTTACAAGTAAGATACCTCCACTGAAATATCTAAATGATGTAGATAGAAAACCACTATCACCATGTAAGAAGAATGTTGAAATAAAGTATAAGAGTCCAAATGCGAGTGTAACCAATAAGTAGAGCCACTTCTTCTCATTTTCTTTTAGTGATTTTGATGGTAAATCATCAATACGTCCTTTCCCTATACTACCACTTTCAAGAAAAGGGAATTTTAATCCTTTATCACGTAAATTATGAGTATTATAAACTTGAACAATATCATAAGCATACCATGAACCAAGTGTCAAAACATTCACAAATAGTTTTGCGAATCCTGTAAATTGAGAACCCAACGCCCAATGATCAATACCAGTAAATCCAGTGAGTGGAAATACTGCAAGAATCTTATACAGCCACAAAGTAAAAGGTGGTATTTGAGTTATAACATTTTGAATTGGATTTACTGTTGTTGGAACTATTGGTATTACAGTTGACATTATGCCCTAACTTATATAGTGAATAATAAACCACCAAAACCATTTACAATACGTAATACGTTATGATTAGTAGCATATACACGAGTATACATATTCCCTTTTGCTGGAGCATTAGAACCGTCGGGAGTAATATTCATCTGTAACACAAAACTATCAATGCGACTCGCATTTAGTGAGCCAGAAGGTTGTAGTTCTTCAGGTTGTAGTGCGAAACAGTAGTTATAGATAAAAGAGTTGTTTGGAATAACAGTGTGATGTTGGAATGGTTGAACTAATCTGAAATATCCAGCATCACGACGATCAAATCTATCATACCCATCAAGTTGTATGATAGCATCTGCCATTAAATCACTTCTATTTCCAGTTTCAGTAATACTTAGATTGCTATAGTTAAAGTATTCGTGATTTGTTACCATCTGAGAACGTTGTAACACCCACATGAGTTCTCTTATAGGATGATTAAACTCCATTGGAACCGTAGAAGAAACAGAGCCAACAGGGATAGAAATAGAAGGAGTGTTCTGAACTTGTTCAATTAAGTATTCGTGAGTATTGGATACAAAACGACGACGTTCTTCAATATCCAAATATACATAATCTCCAAAGAGTCTCATATCAGTAATCTTCACTGGATTTACAGCCAGTGTGGAACACTTTGCAGAATTTGCTAAATCTGGAGTGTAGAACAGTTCTTGGAGATTTCGTAACTTAATATTGATTCGGATAGGATGATACTGAAGTGCTAAGAGTGGAAGAGCTAAGCCAGGGTTCTTACAGAACCAGAAACGGAGTGGAATATAGAGTTTGAGTGGACCATAGTTCTGCGAAGGTGTGTTCCCATCATATGTTCCAATCATATCATTAAAACCGTTTCGTTGAGAATCTGTTACTGTAAAACGAGACCATAACTCCATCCACTCACCCGTTTGATAATCAATCTCTTGTTCACCAATTTCCAGTGTTATGTTATCAATAAGCGCATGACCGATTGAATTGACATACGGAACGGGAGTTCCATCAGTAAGTGTGAGTGCTGGAAGAGTCACTTCTAACACCATCGGACCAAGGAGATCACCTCGCCGAGGAACTAAACATGATAACCGTTTCCCAAAGTCTGGATCGCCATCAAAGAACATTGCTTGTGATTCTACAGCAAAATTCGTGTAACGACGATACACCATCTTAAACCAAGTAATCTGTGGATTTCCGGTTAGAAAAACGTCTTGCTTGCCAGTTGCTACAAGCTGTAATAATCCTCCATTTCCAACCATCTTTCGCTACTTATTAAGAGTATTGATTCTTTTCCTACTTTAGACAGCGCAAATGGACCCAACCATTTATAGAAGTTTATTAGCAATAGACCCAAATACTAACTTTCCAATATCAACAAACTATATACTAAGCACAGATGGATTTGGTAATTTAAGTTGGCAGAACTCTATTTATAACTTGTCTTCAATATCACGTGATATTGGGAATCTACCGTCAACCATTGTGAATCTATCATCGCAGATTTACAACTTACAGCAAATTAGTCCGGGTTCTGTGCCGGTATCACAGTTTACATCAACTGTAGCGGGTCTTGGAACAGCGAACTATATCTCTTCATCTCAACTTGTTTCAAGTATAGCAGGTCTTAGTAATGCTGGATACATTAATTCAGCAACTGGTATCAGTTCATTAGGAACGTATGGATACGTTTCATCAACACAACTTACTTCTACAGTTGCTGGATTAGGCAGAGCCAACTACATATCATCATCACAACTTCTTTCAACAATCAATAATTTAGCAACAACAGGATATGTATCCTCAACACAACTTTATTCAACATTAAGTAACTTAGGAACATATGGATATGTTTCTACACAGTCACTATATAGCACAGTGCGTGGTTTAGCTACAATTGGATATGTTTCATCATCACAGCTTACATCAACAGTTGCTGGATTAGGGACTGCTGGATATGTTTCTATCGCTACACTAAGCACAACAGTTGCGCAACGATTAAACGTTTTCTTTAATACAGCAAATACATTAGCTATTAACGGAAATAACAATTTTGTTTCTATTAGTTCTATGAATGCGCCATACTTTTTCAGTTCCTTCTTTGTTTCATCCATTGAATATAAAGGAAACAACGGTCCACTATTAGCACAGCAATCCACAACAGGCACAACGGATTTCTACATCTCATCACTAAATACACAAATTGACAAATTCTCTTCTTTTATTAATAATAACTCCAAAATTACACTTGATATCTATCCCAATATACTATTCCCAAATATAAACTCAAACGGTATATCAAGAACATTTACAGTTTCTTCATTCTTACAGTATGGTGGATCACCACTTTTTAGCACAGTTCATCAAACTTGGCTCTATGGTATCAATAACAGTGCTTCCAATATGTTTAATCCAGCAATGAAGATGAATGTAAGTGGAGGAATTATTAATTCTAACTATGTAAATCCTTACACACTGGTTCATCGTGTAGTAAGTGCGGGTGATGTTGCTCCTAATACATTTAGTAATCAGAATGTAACACTCTTCTTTGATTCTACTACTTCTTACTATCTCACAATACAGAATTTGACGAATTAGTAAATTAAGAAGCTAAAGAAAATCTATGAAAAAAGATAGATGGCATCAGCAAAAAAAACATTAGAGTTAGATGTTCTTTCATTAAAAAGCTTAAACTTTAAGAATACAAGCAATCAGAATATCCCTTCTACACTTGTTTTAACCGCTGTTGGAAATGGAACGACAACATTTACATCAATCAGCTCAATCGCAGGGAATCCTTTCAATGCTGTATCGGTGCCCGGTCAAGCTACAATCTCATCAAGTGTTTATAATACAACACTAACACTATCTTCAATCTATAGTGATTTAACACTTTCAACAAGCACATCCAATGTTGTTTTCATGAATATTACAACATATCCATCAATTATTTCAACATTACAGTATTCTGGATTATCAAATCAGAAATTTTTCTCAACAGTTGATTCCGCAAATACTCTTATTAACACTGGAACAACAGTATTTAGTTCTTTACAACTAAACTTATCAAACTTCATTAAATACATAAATCCTAACGGTTCTACACGCGCATTTTTAGACATGTATCCATACTTTCAACTACCAACTGTTGTAGCAGCTTCTACTATTTCAAGTTTTGCGCTTTATCCAGATGGTAATAATAACTTAGTGAAAAACTATATCCCAGTTTCAACAAACGTTCAATACTATGATAACTCAAATCGTATCCAGACAATGTCAAACTTATATCAATACATGAATGTAACAAGTTTATATCCATATTCAGTTTCAACAAACACACGTCTACTTTCAAACGTATTCAATGAACCGATGAAACTTGAACTTAATACACAAACATTAGTATCGCTAAGTAATCCCTCAATCTTCTTAGACCACTACTTAGTTGATGCGATGGCGTATAAATCTAATGCTCCATCATCCAATACAAATGTTGGTAGAAGCGGTTTTGAAACGAAATCAGTTACTATACTACCTTCTCCAGTCTATTTAACAATTCAGAATATTCCAAGTGGGTTTAACTAAATAATTTTCCGTCGTTTCGTATCAGGAATAATATCCTCTTTCAGACACTCAAACTGAAAGACCACATTATGATCTAACTCAAACTTATGCTTTTGAACTGCTTTGATATACTGTTCAAGAGTGTGCGCATAATTACATGATTTATTCACACATTCTTGCTTACTAATAATTGCGAAACACGGTTTCGTATGTTTAAAATAGTTCCAACGTTTCTTCTGTTTCTCAATATCTTCACTCATTTTATTTATGTAAAATGAATTAAGATATGAATCAATTTTTAATGAAAAATAGGTCTAAAAGAGTTTTAAAATCAATAAGTATGGTTGCTATTTATGCTCTTCATTTAGAAGAAGATAAATACTATATTGGTAAAACATATAAATCAATTGAAGAACGATTGTTAGAACACTATGGAAAACAAGGTTCTGCGTGGACACGTCGTTATAAACCGCTTGAACTTTTAGAATATTATGAGAATATGGATGATTACGATGAAGACAAGTTAACAAAAATCTATATGGCAAGATACGGTATAGACAATGTGCGAGGAGGTGCTTACTGTAGAATCAATATTGACTGCCATACAATGAAACTACTCAAACGAGAACTATGGAATGCGCAGAATAAGTGTATGGAGTGTGGTAGTGAATATCACTATATTTCTCAGTGTGAAGAATATGTAAAATCTGTTAATAAGAAAAGAGAGTTAAATCAATTTGAGATATTTTTATTAACATTAATTACATGTTTAATACTAATTTTAACTTTTCAATATATCTTTATTAAGTATTACCCCCTCACGTGATGCTAATTCAATAGCAAATGGTTGTAGTTTTCCTCGAATAATAGCAGTTGGGCGATAAGGCCAAGGAGACATGTATACCGCATTTGGATGTTTATGTGCTCTTGGCCAGCCTAACTGTATTCTATCTTGAAATAGTTCAAAGAATAGTTTCTGTCCATCAGCATTTTCCGCTATATTCATATTAACTTCTAATTCTTTAGAATCTATATGACTATATTCTTGAATTTTCTTTACAATAGTATCAAACCATATTTGACAAGCATCTCGTTTCCATAATGTTGCTTGAAAACAGAAACCATACATATCAAGTTTCTTTGTAATTTTTAATAGATTTTTATAGTTTTCATTTAGGTGAAATGGGCCAGGGCACGGCATTAAACGAATAGCAAATACATTTGGGTCAGAATCTAAATACTGAATTGATTGATTTATAGCATTTTCATCAATAAATCGTTCTAATAAGAAATCTTCTTGCATTGGTAGCACCATACTATACTGTTCTGGTAATAGTTCTAAAGCACGTTTTCTTGAACGGAGAAAAGAACTATATTCTTTTTCTAATACAAGAAGTTTTACATCATATTTTTCTTCTAATAGTTTACAAACTGGATCATCTGGTGTTTCAGTGGCTAAGAACACTTGCCATTTTAAATTAGGCGCATATCTTCGTAAAAGCACTAAATGTAACTCCAAAATATAATAATACTTTGGAGTTGAATTTATCAGATATGCCACATTACTCCTTTCCATCTGTTTTTTCTATTTCCATCTTCTTTAGATTCGCATAGTATTCAACGATTTCTTGATGAATCGCATCTAACTCTTCTCTTGTTTTTGGCCATTCTGGTGTATGAGATACATACTCTTTATCTATTTCAACATCCATAGCGTTCTGACTTAAATCAACAATCTGATTCTCATCCAACTTTAATTTATTAATCTTTTCATTTACAGAACTCATCAAATCTTCAATACACACTTTCTTCTCTTCTTCTTTCCGAAAAAACGTTGGTTTCTTCTTAAATAAGAAAGGAAACTCTTTCTTCTGATTCTTTTCAAATGGAGATGATCGACGTTCTATCTCTTCTGTATCAAATCTGCGAAAATTAAACCGATTCGTGGATTGAACTTTTTCCATTTCATCATCATCTAAAATTTCACACTTGTTTTCATTATTCATCTCCTACATTATAGATTTATATTTGTTTTAGGCTACAAAACAAAAATCATTAAAAAATGAAACCCATTTAAAATATAGTGAAATCATAAGAATGAGTTATAACTTAGTTTGTGTTGAGAGCCCAGCTAAGACATCCAAAATCCAAGGATTTCTTGGATCAGGATGGAAAGTAGTAGCATCAATGGGTCATATTCGCAAATTAGTGGAAGATTTGAAAGCACTTCACATTGAAGATGGATTTAAACCAGAGTTTGAGTTTATGAGTGAAAAAGGAAAAACAATCGCACAACTTCGTGCAGCAGCAAAAGATGCTTCCACAATCTACTTAGCATCAGATGATGATCGTGAAGGCGAGATGATTTCTTATTCTGTTGCGTTAGCACTAAAACTCAATGTAACAACAAACCCACGTATTGTGTTTCACGAGATTACAAAACAAGCTATATTAAATGCTATTAAGAATCCACGAACAATCAATATGAATCGTGTGAATTCCCAGCAAGCACGAGCAGTGCTTGATTTGATGGTTGGATTCACCATTTCGCCGCTTCTTTGGAACATTTCAAACGGCTTGAGTGCTGGAAGATGTCAAACACCAGCACTACGTTTGATTGTAGAACGTGAAAATAGTATCAAGAACTTTCAAACCGAAGCATCATGGGAGGTGCGTGGTGATTGGGTTCATAATGATTCCAAATTTGGTGGAAAAATGACAGAACTACTATCAAGTGAAGAAGATGCCACAAACTATTTGGAGAATGTTCATGATTTGCCGATTGCTACCATTAGTAGTGTAGAAACAAAACCAACTACACAGAATCCTCCACCGCCACTCATTACATCGTCACTACAACAAGAAGCATCTGCGCTCTTTGGAAGTAATCCAAAAAACACTATGAAGATTGCGCAAAAGTTGTATGAATCTGGTTATATTACATATATGAGAACGGATTCAACACTTATGTCAGTGGAAGCACAATTGGATGCGAAAGGGAGAGTAGAAGAGAAGTATGGAAAAGAGTATGTATCAGATATTATACGTGGTGGAAAGAAGAAGGGTGATACGAAGACCAAATCTGACGATTTAGGAGCGCACGAATGTATCAGACCAACACACTTTCACACAGATGTATTGAGTGGAGAGTTTCAACCATTAGAACGTAAAATCTACGATTTGATTTATAGACGCGCGATTCAATCCGTGATGGCGCAATCAAAAGGAGAAGAACGAACAGTTCAGTGGGTGATTGATGATGACCCAAATGCGTTTATTCACCAGAACATTTGGAAGAAAACACTCTTCTTAGGATGGAAGATTGTAGGACAGAGTGAAACAGATTTGGATGAGAAGGAAGTGGAGGAGGAAAGTAATTGGAAAACATCTGAAAGTTTAACAATTGGAAAGAAACTAATTTGGAAGACACTCGTAGCAGAGCAGAAGTATTCCTCTTCACCAGCACGATTTAATGAAGCAACACTTGTGCGTGAATTGGAGAAGAAAGGGATTGGTCGTCCATCCACATTTGCTTCACTTGTAGCATCCATTATGGATAAAGAGTATGTAAAATCTGATAATCCGAAATCTGAACCCCTAAAAATCATCAAACTTGTGTTAGAGAAACCGAACAAGTTACCACTAACACGAACAGAAACAATAAAAGCAGTAAAGCAAGAGAAGCAGAAGTTGGTTCCAACAGAGTTAGGTGTAAAAGTATATGAGTTCTGTATGAAGGAGTTTTCAAATCTATTTGATTATGAATTTACAAAACATATGGAATCCAGATTGGATGATATTGAAAATAAGAATGAAGCTTGGGAGTTAGTTTGCAAAGATACTTGGAACTCTTATAAAGATAAATACGAACAACTAAAGAAAGCACCGAAACCAAAGAAAGAATCAACTATGTTTAATGATTCTGTGGAAGCAGTTCAGACACGAAAAGGACCATTCTTGGTAAAGGAAAAGAAGATTTTAGGTTGGCCAAAAGATGTGAAATTTGAAGAAATTAATCAAACAGTTGTTGATGCTTTTCTCAAATCAAAAGAGTCTGATACAATTATTTTGGGAACACATAATGATAAACCAATTGTAAAAAAGAAAGGTCCATATGGATTTTACGTTCAGTATGATGGAAAGAACATTAAGTTTGAAGAATCTGATACACTTGATTCTATCATTGAAAAGATTAGTAAGAAAGAAGAGTCACTGTTACATACGTTAGGTGAATTTGAGTTTCGGAAAGGACCATACGGTAATTATATGATTAAAAAACAGAAAACAACTTCTAAAAAACCTATATTTGTGAGTATTCCGAATGATCTGAATCCGAAAGATTTAACGTTGGAAGCTGCGAAAAAACTGTATGAAACTGGAATGGAAGATAAGAAACGGAAAAGTAATTTTAGAAACAAATTTAAAAAACAGTAACTATTAGGATGACAATATTTCAGTTTATTAAAAAATATAATACATTTTTTATACTATTTGGGTTAATAGTTACAGCAATTTTAGTCAAGGTCTTATCAAAACTAACATACAATCCATTTGAAAGTCGGATTATTTCAGATAATTATGATCCTTCAAAATATAAGGTGAATAAGAATGAGATAACTTGGATTATTCATATGTATCCACCTCAGCATAATGCGGGAGCTGAATGGATGGCTCACTGTATGAATCTTTACTTAATAGAACATGGTTGGAAGGTAAATATTATACTACCACCCTCTTATAAATATCGTTCATTTGAAGGAGTCAACTGTTATACAAGCAACAATATACATGAATGTGAAGAAGTAATTGGAAGAAGCAAACTCTTATTTAGCCACTTAGATTTTGAACAACGAACAGTTGAAATTGCTGAAAAAACAAAGAAACCTGCTATATTAGTGATTCACAACTGGGCAAGACATACGCATTTAAAAAACTATATTAAAATGAAGAATGCGAAAAATATCTATTTAATTCATAATAGTGAGTGGATAAAGAACTTATATAACTACATAGGATTTCAATCCATTATAGTATATCCTCCAGTATACTATGAAGATTATCAAGTTCATAACAGAGAACGTAAGTATGTTACACTCATTAACTTAAATAAGAATAAAGGTGGTGATGTATTAATTCAGATTGCGAAGAAGATGCCAGATGTTCAATTTATGGGTGTTGGTGGTGGTTACGATACACAGATTCGTGATGAATCATTAGATAATATTACCTATGTAAATAATACTCCACAGATTAAAGATATTTATAAAGAAACAGATATACTATTAGTTCCATCAAAACAAGAATCATGGGGACGCGTAGCAGTGGAGGCGATTAGTTCTGGGATACCGGTTATTGCGAATCCTACACCAGGATTACGAGAAGCATTAGATTACTGCGGAATTTTTGTTCCACGAAATGATATAGATGAGTGGGTAAATATAATTCGTAAGTTAAAAACAAATGAAACATACTATACAAAAGTATCTACACTCTCGTTGAAACGCTCAAGAGAATTAAATCCAGAAGAACAACTAAAGGTAATGGATGGATGGTTAGATAAAATTAATTATATAGAATAATTAGATATGTCAGGAAGTCCGAAATCAATTGGTAGTCCAAAACATACAGATATATCTGGTAATAAACGTAAATTTCAGAATGGATGGACGCGAGAACAAGAAGTTTTATTAGCAAAGTGGTCAGATTATGCTTCATGCTATAGGTGGTTACATACAAGAACAGAAACAAAATTATCACATTCAAACAATCTTATAACAATTCCTGTCATTATTTTATCCACAATTACAGGAAGTGCGTCGGTTGGATTAAGTGGTTTAGTGGGTGATAATGCTGAAGCTCAAAAATATTCACAGATTTCTATTGGATTGGTGTCCTTATTAGTAGCAATCATGACAACATTAGGAAACTTCTTCCGTTTTGCGCAGAACTCAGAAGCACATCGTTCTGCTGCGATTCAGTGGGGGAAATTCAATCGTATGATTAGCGCTGAACTTGCTCAGAAACCCGATGATCGTATGGATTCACTCGATTTTATTAATCTATGTAAGCAAGATTTGGATAGATTAATTGAACAATCACCTCAAATACCAAGAGAATCAATTCGAGAGTTTGAAAAAGAGTTTGAAAATATTGTAGATTTGAAGAAACCAGATGTGTGTAACAATTTAGAACATACACAAGTATATAATAACGATAAAGCACGATTAGCACTAATTTCCTCAGAAATGGCACTTAATATGAAACATAAGAAGAAAGTTCTACGCGATGAACTTGTTCCAGATTTAACAAAGATGATTCATTCTACTGTAGATACCAAAATGAGGATAATTGAAGAACAAATTCGAGTAGAGTATGAAAAACGGAAAACGTTAGAAGAAGCAGAAGAAAGAAGAAGAGAAGAAGAACTCTTAGCGAGAAAACGTGTTGATTTTATGGCGGATGTTCGGAAAAAGTTAGGTGAATTCAATGAAACATTATCTGAGTTTCATATAACTTCTTCAAACGATATAAGTTCATCTAATTCAAGCGATAAACACGAAAATATTATCATAGATATTATTGGACAGAAAAAAAGGTCATCAAGTGTTTAGTTATTATTAATACGCAAATAGTAATCCAGCACGACCTCCATAGACACGTAAGATATTATATGTTTCAGCATAAAGATACATATTATATCTTGGAACACTATTTGGGTCTAATGTTCCAGTATTAGGATGAAGATTCATAGACAGTTCAATATTCAGTAATTTATCCAAATTTGCTTCACCAGAAGGGAGTGATGGCGCAATATGACCATGTTGAACACCAAACGGTAAAGTATAGTAGTAGCGATTTACCCAAGGACTTTTTCGCATCTCATAGGATGGCATAATTGAACGGAAGAGTGAAGGAGTATCAGTATTATACCGAATGAGTTTTCCTTCATAGATAAGTTGTATAGATTGTAGTGGTTCAGAATCACGTGTAGAAAATCCAGAACGGATATTTCCTAAATACTGGGTGTTGAGTCCAGATGCATCAGGCCACCAAGGTGTGCTTGTATTACTTCCACTCAAATCTCGTGACGCAAGAAACGGTGCGTTATAGCGAGGCGCATCATACCGATTTAGATAAAAGAATAGATTTCGTGTTGGATTTGGAACACTAAACTTGAAACGGATAGAATTGAGATTCTGCGAATCCACTGGGTCAAATCTATAGTGTTGTGTTATCGGTATACGAATATCAGATAATCGGAACTTATTCGCTTCAGGTTTATCAAGATAGATATACTCTGCTAATATGTATGTTTGACCTAAATTAAATGTATTATGCATCTGAATATTTGGTATCTGCGTTACAGGATTATTAGGTAATCCAGAAACATTTGAACCACTCGGATTATATGAATAGAATACAGCATTTGGTAAAGAAAAATATGCTTCTCCACCAACTGGAATACTATTTGTAAATGTTTGTGTTGAATCTGAAACATACAGAGTATTGATTGCGTTAAAATTAATATTTAGCTTGACTTGGTCTGCTTGAATTGCGTCAATAGGAAGAGCCATCGCACTATCACCACACGAGAACCAAAAAGGGAGTGGAGTTGTTACAACTGTATTCGTGTCATTGTATCCAAATGATTGATATGTAAAACCGTTATCTTTTCGGCAGATTAACTTATTAACAGAAATCTGTTTTTCAAGAGGAGTGTAAAACTCATCTAAGATTTCCAATAGTCTTCCATCTAACTGTTCAACACGAGCACCACCTATCTCTATTGTTGCGGTATTGATAAGAGCGTGTCCTAAACTATTTGTCCAACCAAAGGAAGGGCCAACAAAATTACTACCAGCAGTGGTGCGTGCTTGCGCTTGAATAGTTGAAATATCTGGCATAGTTGTTACAAGGTGTAACCGACTTAGAAGATGTCCTTTGCGAGGAATTGTAATTGTAGCAGCATTCCCAAAATTAGGTATGGTATCAAAATCCAACCGAACCCATTGAGTTGTAAAACGTCCGGCTTTTATAAGATCTTTCGTAAAGATATCTATATTGGCTTCATCTTTTGGAGATAGTAATCTGGTATCTTGAACACCAGAGTTTAAAACACGGAGTAGGGAAGCCGCCATCTAAACAAGTGATAAGTATTTTTTTATATACTTTTTTTTTGAAATCTAATAGTAATGCTTCCAAAAGCTCAAACTCGCAAAGTTCGGATTGCGCGGAAGAAAACGTTAAAGTTCCATAAACTCTATAACGGTTTAGAAAATACTGAGAAGTCTGAATATATTGATGATAAGTATAAAATCTATGGCGAACTGTGTGATGAATCTATACCAATCTTATATGAGATATTTGCGCGATATGCGCCACTTTCTCATGTGGCATCACCCTTTCGTAACTTCTATGATATTGGATGTGGAAACGGAAAAGTTGTTCTTGGATTAGCAAGTTTAAACTCAAGTTTAAAAACAAATGGTGTTGAAATTAAATCTGATTTACTCCAACAAGCAAATACTGCGTTAGAACGTGTGCGTGATAGTTCTGTGCGTAATCGGGTGGAGTTTGTCTGTTTATCAGCAGTTGATGCTTCTATAAACTATGAGAAAGCGTGTTGGGTTTTTATTTCAAATGAAGCGTTTGACAACTCTTTACATAATCAGTTGGTTCAGAAGTTAGAGAAAGAACTGAAACCTGGCGTGATAGTTGTATCTTCTAAACAGATACATAATGGAAAGTTTGAACAACTCAACTACGTTACACTTCCTATGTCATGGTCGGATGATAGTAAAGTGTATGTATATAAAACTAAATAAATAAAAAATTGAAAGTTAACAATAACTAATAAAAATTATAGCAATGACATGGAGAACTAAATGGGATCTTAAATTAAAGTATTGGTTTGCGAAAACAGTCTATAAGGAGAAAGATGATGAAACACCTATCTTAATGGATAAGTATGAAGATAATGGATATTATTATACAATTAATAATAATGACCATTATATCTATTCATTAGATGAAATCTATCAGATTGCGCAAACAAATATGATAGACCCAATTACACGAAAGAAGATATTTAATCACGAGATTGTAAGAGTTAGGATTAAGCAAAACTGATACTGCCACCATTGTATACGTAAAAGTATCGCTTACCAAACTCTATTTGGGCTTCTTTGCTAAAATGATAGAGATTATTATTAGCATCACCAGATAAATTATGATTAAACTTTCCACTATTTCCAGATGGTGTAGCAGTAATACTAGAAATAGCAGAAGAATGAACAAAGTGATAATTTGTATTATTAGAATCATTAGCTACACTACTAATAGTATCTGTCATTGTATTATAATTTTTATTAATATTTCTATCATAATAGTTTGGTACTAACCCACCCAAAAGTATTTTTACATCATTCACATTCTGATTATATGTATTAAATATATTAATTTGATTAACAAAATATGTTCTTAAATTATCTAACAATCTTTTCAATCTTGCCTTATATGTATTTACATTGGTTCCTACATCATTTTCTCCCTGATGCCATAAGATTCCTTTTATCTTTGAATTAGATCCTACCTTTTGGAGTGCATTATTTACTCTATCTTTAGTTTGTTTAAAAAGACCATTAGAAGAATCGGGATTCCAACCACCGCTTACTCTACCATAATTAATTAACCCAGTTCCACCCCATCCACAGCCAATAAGTAATACTTTATTACCAGGGGTCTGTTTATTTTCTCTAATATACTGACGCGCAAAACTTGTTCCAAATCCATAATTTGTGCCACCTCCTCCTTCCAAATGATAGAGTTGTTCTCTTGCTGCCACTATTTGATTAGCCATATTATATTGGTCAATATTTGGATTTACTCTATTAGCCCAATCATCATCATCAATTCCTCCTAAATCATGTGTATATTGATTTCCACTTGTTCCACGTCCAACAGAGTTTGATTGACCTAATACAATAAAAATATCATAATCTTGTAAGTTATCGTGAGGATTTGCTGGTGCTGGATGGGGTGCTCGATGTGGTCTAGGAGCTGGCGCTGGATGGGGTCTAGGAGCTGGTGCTGGATGGGGTCTTAAATTGGCATAAGTTTTTAATAAACTAATTAAACTATTATAAATAGAATTACTATTTGCGGTTAGTGTGTTAATATTTGATACTATATAGGATGATACTCCATTATCTAAAGCAAATTTTAATAAATCAGTATAAAAGGATGATGTAGTTGAAGTAATATCAGTAAACTGTATACTAATATCAGGATTATTATCAATTAATGAGTTTGTAAGGGTTTTTATTGAATCTAAATCAGCTGTTGAAGAGATATTACATTGAATACATATACCATTAATTTGTGGTAGTATGCTATTTAAATTAGAAGTTGTATCTGCTAAATCAGTTGTCAAGTTTACAAAAGTATCACTATAGCAGATAGAAACACTCTGAGTATTTAAGCTATTAACAATATCGACAACGTTTGTTGTTCTTCCAACAATAAAATTCGTTGATCTAGGATAGTTACTAACTAAATCAAAAATATATGTATCTAAATTTGGTATAGCAGCAGAATTAAAACTCGTATTTGTTACTTTTATTTGAAAATTTATTCTGTTCTTTAAACAGTATTCTGAATAAAGACTATCAGTATTGAAAGTATATATTGGATTACTTACAGTTTCTGTTCTATTTATTATTGTATCAAAAGCATATCGAGTTAAATTATAGATATTTGTATTATTTGATAAATCAACATAATCAATACTTACACCAAGTTGAATTGGATACTCATTTTTTTCATTTATTACACTTAATGATTCCATCCTAAATACTACATATTTAATCTTCAAACAACTTATTACATAGACCGTTCTCATACCGAAGCCAATTTAATCCTAAACAGAATACTTTTACTTCCCACTGATATCCTTGTGGAGCACTTACTTCTAAACTTAATCGTAAACTTTGTAACCGTGATGCGTTCAACGAACCAGATGGTTGATGTTCGCTTGGGTGATTTGCGAATGGATATCCATAGATAAACTTGTTGTAACTTACGATACCTCCTTTATGATGATTTGCTATAAGTTGACGATAGTAGTCTTCAGAAGCATCACAGAGCGTTATACCATTTGCTTGAATGACTGCGCGTTTTAGTAGTGGTTTTAGGGGATTATAGATTGGATCGTAATCTTTCTCTAAAACTCCACTATAGTTTGTGTGCTCATTATTTAAGTTAGTATCTTTTAATCGTAAGAACCAGAGTATCTCTTCTAATGGATGATTTGCTTCAAGGGGTAGTTGAATAAAGATAGAATCACTGGATGTTTTGGATACAGTATACTTTGTTGGTTCTTGAAAATAAAAAGTCTGAACTTCACGGAATATGTGCTCAAACGGTTCACGTAACATCTTATTTCGTTCTAAACCGTCCAAGTAAGCACCATATGTAATAAGTTTAACAGATTGAAAATCTGGAACAGTATTTGTTACTTGAATCTGTTTTGTTCCTCCATTAAACGATACTGTTGTATCTAACGGTGTAGAATCACATGAAGCACGATATCCAATACGTTGACGAATAAGGTCTTTAAAATTCTTGAATGTTACGTGAATTCGTGCGGAACCTTCTTTAATTCCAATCATTGCGATGGATTCTTTTAGTCGTGTTCTCATAAAGAAGAAAGGTAGTAAACAGAAAACATTTCCATCTTCTATAGGAAAGTTCCGTTTGACATTCCAATTTAGTAAGTCTGGTATAGAAACGTATCCCATTCCGTCGTTTGCGACTCCAAACTGTGTATTCAGTTCTGAGAATAGTGATGAGAAGACAAAACTAAAATCACCATCTATCTCTTCTATTGTAATTCCATCAATCTCCAACTCTGCTTTCTCAATAAGTGCGGAACCGAGTGAGTTCGCAAAAAACCAAGCGTGACTCGGATCATCATACATGTAAGCACCAGTTGTTATATTTGTTAATGTTGTTAAATCAAACCAGTGAGAAAGTTTTACTTGAAGAATTGTGCCATAGATTAAATCACCACATGGTAGAGAACCTATATCAAATGTAAATCGTTGTCCGTATGAAGCGGGACCACGAAACGAGAAGTCTTGAACCACTGGAACAAATGGGATATTTCTTCTATTCTGATTTCTGGTAAACCAAGTAGTATTGGTATCTAATGGAAATAGATCATTTTCTTGCGCATCTCTATTTGTTAGGTCAAGAAGTGTTGTTACATCACCTCCAGGTCTCATAAACCCTATGTCCTTGATCTCGTTCATCTCCTTGAATACTACTCTTATTTTTTATATCTTCTTTTCTAATAATAATAATTCTTTTTTCTCTAATTCATGTAGTTTCATTTCATACTCAAATAAACTATCAATACAGTCATCAATATATTTTTGTTTTTCATGTATAATATTCTGTAACTCTTTATTCTTCTTTTCTAACATTTCATACTCTTTTTTCTTATCATTTAGTAAAGTTTGAAGATTAAGATTTATTTTCATTAATTCTGATGTGAGCATGATATTTGTTTGAATATTTGTTGTTAGTTTTTTAAAAGCTTCTGATGGTTGAATTTGATAGGGAATTGTATTAAAATTCATTTTAATAAAAATAGTAGTATTTTTGTTCTTCAATTTTTCAATATTATTCCTTTTTAACCTTTTTTATTACAATTTTTTTACTACTGTTTATTCTTGTTACTTTCAATGCGGGATGATGTGTATAAGTAATATGAAATATATTATTATTATTATTAAATGTAAAAGTAGGAGCTTCTATCATTGAATTCATTTTACAATAAGTATCTAAATACATAAATCAATTTTTGTAAAATCTTGCTAAAAGAACTCTAAACCAGTTTTTGACTATAGTAGGAGTTTGTTCTTTCTTATTTAATATACTATTCATTATATAAATAGGATTTTCATAACAAGTTTCTACATACAAATTATCAAAATAGATATGATATGCTGGTAGTTTTTCTACATACTCTTTATCTTCACCATATACTGAAGAAGAGTATTCACGGTAGATAAACTTTAACTTATTTGTTTTACAGTATGTAATGAATGCTGTAATATCTTCTTCGTCTATATTCTTAACAACATAAGTAACCAAGAATTTACTATAATTGGGTTTTAAATCTTCATTATTCTTGGAATACATAGGATTTACTACAATTTCAGTCATTTTTATTAAAAATTTAATTAAAAAATTACTCAATTTTTACTACGAATACATTAGATGGAAGTCCAACTATTTATATTTCATAGAGATTTACGAATAGTTGATAATAATGGATTAAAAAAATGTAATGAGTCTAAGATACCAGTGCTACCAGTATTCATATTCACACCAGAGCAAGTTGTAAAGAATCCTCTCAAATCGGATAACTCTATTCAATTTATGCTCCAAAGTTTGAAAGAGTTAAACACAGCACTCCGTCAAAAAGGTTCGCGATTAGTGATGTTATTTGGTGACACTGTAAAAATGCTTGAATCACTCAAGAAAGAGTTTAATATTGTAGCAGTCACTGAGAATAAAGACCATACTCCATATGCGAAGAAACGTGAAGCAAGTATCAAGAAGTGGTGTGATAGTCACAAAATAGAGCACAATCTTGTTGATGACATCTACTTAACACCGCCAGGTTCTGTGAGAACTGGTTCAAAGAAAGTGTTTCAGAAGTTCACACCTTACTATGAAACAGCACGAAAGGTTAAGATTCCGAAACCCACAGGCATTTCTAATGCCGATTGGGTAAAACCGAAAACAAGTGCGTATTCGAATGAACTGAGTATAACAGAAGCGTATAAGAAGTTTCTACCAAAACTCAATCCAAATATCGCAGTAAAAGGTGGTAGAGCAGAAGGTTTACACTTAATAAAAAACATTCCAGTGGATTATGATAAGATACGAGATATTTTAGCAAAGAAAACATCAATGCTATCCGCCCATAATCATTTTGGAACAGTCTCTATACGTGAAGTCTACTGGGGTGCGAAAGCACTATCTCCTACCAAATTGGAAGGTTATATACGTCAACTGTTTTGGCGAGACTTCCATGGAGCCTTAATGGAGTATTTTGAAGAACTCTATGGTGAAGACCCTTATGACTTTGAAGGGAAAGCACAGTATCGTGGAAAAACGGATGCGAAAGCGCATGAACACTTTGAAAAATGGAAGAAAGGTGAAACGGGTCACGATTTAGTGGATGCTGGGATGAAACAACTACTCGCAACTGGATATATGCATAACAGAACACGAATGGTAGTTGCTTCCTACTTAGTGAAAGATTGTCACGCATACTGGCGATGGGGTGAACGATTCTTCGCACAACATCTTGTTGATTATGATCCAGCTCAAAATATGATGAACTGGGTTGGTCAGAGTTCTTTAGCACCGTTCGGTTCTGCACCATTTAGACGACACGATCCAGAAGTGACTGAAAAGCGATTAGACCCAGAACATACGTATGTGGATACGTGGTTATAAATTTTACTTACTTTCTACAAACACCTTGTTCAATAGTTTCATAACTTCACTTGTTAAGTATCTACTATGTTCTTGAATATCTTCCATTTCTCGTGTGATATGAGCTTCAAATGAAGCAATCTTATTTACTCTATACTTTTCAATCTTTTCCGCTTCTTCTCTATACTTAGTTAAATTATTTTCAAATTCAATTCGATGTCTAATAATCTTTCTATTTAATTCACTTGTTTTATCAAGTAGTAGTTTCTTTGTTTCATCATTCTGTTCTAATTGATGAATCTTCATATTATCATTCTGTTCTAATTGATGAATCTTTGTTCTAATCTTTTGAATATCCTCTTCTTTCACAAAATCTTTACCAAATTCTAAAATCTTCTTTTCAATACTATCTCTTGTTTCCAAAATAAATGATTTATAGTTATTATTAATATCACTAATTAGTTTATCTATATTTTCAAATATATTATGGAATTTTGTATGGAATTTTGTATTAACTTCTTCTGTTGATGTTTTATACTCGTTAAATTGTTGAGAGATTTCTTCATAATCTTTTTGACACTCGTTTTTCACTGTTTCAATCTTCTTGTATAATCCTTCTAAACGTTTGTGAATGTTTGTATCTTCAATAGATTCTTCTTTTTCTTCATATTCTTTTAGTTTAATAGAGTTCTTTTCCAACTCACTTTTCAAATTTAGTATCTTATTTTCTAAATCATCCTTAAAACTTGATATGTTAGTTTCAAGAATATTAGTAGCAATAGTATTATCACTAATTATTCTTTCTAAAACATATAGAATAATGCTTAACAATATACATACAGCTAATAGAATAATAAAGATGATAATAGTTATGTCCATCTTAAAAGATAATATCAGAATTCAATAATTAACTACAAGATTAAACAAAAATATATTCAATTTTTACAGTTCTTAACAACGTTTTTTTGTGTATAATCATAAGGATAATGAAGTGGTTATCTTCTATCTCCAGTATGCTGGGAATGATTATATAAAGTTAAGAAAGCTTTCCTATCAGTTTTAGTTCATCTTCAATATATTTTTTTAATTCTTTTTTTGCTTGATGAAGAAAGAAAGAAGTGTAACACGCACTTAGTAATCCTAAACATCCTAAAGTGAAACAGAATTCAATTGAAAAGAAAACAGTATCTTCCATATTTAGTAGTTATCATCTTTTGGCTTAAAATAATCGCACTATATTTATTTAGAGAAATGGAAGTAAGTAAACAAGTTGTTGTTTCAAATGATGATGCGAATTCGGTAAAGTCTAATGAATCTCAGAAGTCTACTATTGTTGATCCGGTAGCGGCGCAGAATGAGTTGCGACAGTTATCTACAATTATTAGCAATTGGAAAGAGATGAGTGCTGAGATTAAAACACTCAATGAGCAAGTTCGGGAAAAGCGAAAGCGTCTGAAGGCGATGGAAGAGATGATTCTTCGTATAATGAAGAAGCATAATATTGGAGCACTTGATTTGAAGGGTTCTGGTGGTCGTATCCTTTATCGTCGTTCATCCTCTAAGACTGGTATTAATGATAAAGTGCTATTCAGTTTACTATCAGATCATATGAAGTCTGAAGTGAATGCTGCTGCTGCTGTAAAATACATTAATGAACATCGTGAGGTGAAACCTAAGGAATCACTTGTCTACGAAAAAGAATAATCTATAGTAGAATGGGTTTAGCAACAGCATGTAAGGCGGCGGTGGAAGGTTTTACTGGTTCTTCCGACTCTAAAGAACGTAGAAACGCATATGTAGATTTTATCTCTTTCTTACTTGCTTTCCTTTTAGCGATTGTAATTCTTGGATTTGTTGGAAAGTTACTATGGAATGATGTGATTGTAGAGCTGGTATCCGTTGCGAAACCCGCTCGTTCTGTATGGCACATTATTGGTTTACTGCTCTTTGTGAGTTTAATTCATCCTTAAAGATATTTAAGTATTTACTATAATGACCTCAAATGCGTAGCATTTGATGATTACCATTTTTATCTACAAAGTAGAAAAAAATGACCTCTTGGATTCACGCAAATGTTCCCAAAAAGTCAAGTTATCGTTCTGGTTACTTTCAAGAAACTCCCGAAGGAGTTTTTATGAATAAAACAAAAGAAGCAACAGTTGTGTCAGCATTCTATGAGATGTCATCAAAGTATCCAGTGGATACGTATAGAGAATGGATGCGAAACTTCTTAACAAATATCCCTTGTCAGTTAGTCTTCTTCTGTGAAGATAGTTTCCGCGAGTTTGTGGAAGAGTGTCGTTCTGAATTTTTGAATAGAACACGAATTATAGTGCTACCTCGTGAAGAGTGGGTAGCAAATAAGAAGTTTAAGCAATCGTTCTGGGATATCCAGTATCGTGCGGACCCTGAAAAAGAGTTACATAAATCATCTGATTTATACAAGGTCTGGTATGAGAAGAAAGAGTTTGTGAAACGCGCTATTGATTTAAATCCTTTTGATTCAGATGATTTTGTATGGATGGATGCGGGTTGTGTGCGTTCTGAAGCAGTAGCACATTTAGCGCGTGACTTTCCAATTGCGTCTCGTATTCCAACAAATCGTATGTTACTCTTAAACGTTCAACAGTTTTCTAAACAAGATAATATTGTCTATAATTTTCAACAGAATATACAGATTCAAGCATTAGGAGGTGGAGCAAGAATTGGTGGAACTATTTTAGCAGCACCAGCTCGTGTATGGAATCTCTATTCTAAAGCATACGATTTAGTTTTTAATAAGTATAATACTGCTGGACTTTTCGTTGGCAAAGACCAGAATATAATGGCTACTTTAGTTCTTGAAAATAAGAAACTAATTTCACTTGTGGAGCCTAAACCACTTTTCGCTGACCCTTGGTTCCAGTTACTCTTATATCTTGGTGTAAACAAAAAACTCTTTGAACTGTTTAACGACAAATCAAAGAATATTTTACGACGAACGTATGAAGAGTTACTTATGGTTCTTTAATTATTAAGTATTTGAAATATCTTATCTAAATAAACTTTTTTTATGATACTATGACCATACTCTGTATAGTGAGATAGTTTAGATTCATTTAAGAATATATTTTCAATTGGATACTGTTTGAGTGTATCCATAGGATTAATAAAAGGTATCTTATATTTACTTGTTATTCTTTCTAAAAGTTTAGCAAGTTCATATCGTTCTCCAGATTCATACGTATAGATATGACTCACTATAATAAATGGCTTTGGAGAAAGAAGATTTTTAATTGTTATGATATCTTCTTCAATTTCTTCATCTGTTAATTTATGTTTTGTTACTCCTTCTTCATCTAATATTTGATGAACAGCATATCCTTTATACATATGATAGTTACGACTTGGTATTTCTAAAAGAAAGATATCAGAAGAGTTATACTCATCTATAAACAATTGTTGATTAAGTGGTGTTTTATTTAATATACCAGAACGGAAACAGTATCGTGTCATAGTATTATCCATAATATTTTCATCTTTACAATAACGGATTGCTTGTATTAACTCTCTTGTATTATATG